GGGAACGTTGCGATCTCGTCGATCGCCTCTTTCGCCCAATCCAGCCAGCGCACATCGCCGTTCTCGGTGATCTCGGCGGGCGCGTAGACCATGTTGTCGGTGAAGATGTCGGTTATCGCGCTGGCGCGGCCCCACTTGTCGCCCTTGATATCCATGGCCTGCACGCCCCAGTCCCGATCAGCGAACAATTTCCTGATCTCTCTGATGACATCGGGCGCCCGGTTCTTGTTCTCGACGATCAGACGGTTGACACGGCGAACTTGGCAAGTGTCGGCCACCCACTCCGCCAAGCCCCACGTCGGCATGCAGCGGCGACGATAGATGGCAGCATTCTCGTTCGGCAGCCGTTCCACTTTTGGTCCCGATAGGTAGGGGAGCTGCTTTTGCCATGCGTCAACCAAGAGGATGTTGCGCTGCTTCGTGACCGGGTTGTCATGCACGACCCACACGGTCAAGGCAGAATAGTCGTTCTCCTCCTTCTCGCTGTAGGCCGTATCCAGCGAAGCAAGCACATAGATTGGCGCTACGTCGGGAATGAATTTGTAACCACCATTTGGTTTTGGTTTGACCTCGTGGACTTGCCACCAGTCCTCTTTGATCAGGCCGCCGCCGCGAGGGATCGGATTCTGCTGATATTGCCCGGACCAGAGATACGTGTTGCGCTTAAAGGAAACGAGGGCTTCCTTCGTGAAGCGCTCTGGCCATGCCAGTTCACCATCGTGTTCACGCGGATCCTGTCCGTGGTTCCAGCCTATGTAGTGGCTGAAGTGGCGATTGCTCTCGTACTCCATCGGGATGATGAGAGAGCAATAGTCGTCGCCAAGATGCCTCTGAATGATACCGGACGCGTCTTCCTCGTGCAGTCTCTGCATGATAACGACGATGGCGTCACGGCTGAGATCATTGAGGCGGTTCTGCATTCCCTCCTGAACCCAATCCGTTATGGCTTTCCGCGCCTCGGCGGTATCCTGCGTGCCTTTTAGCTTGTGAATGTCATCGCAAAGCACGCGATGCCCGCGCTCGCCCGTACCGATTCCTCCCATCGATGAAGCGAACTTGAACCCCGTCTTGTCGTTCTTGACGCGCACCTGTCCATCGCCCGTCACTTTGAAGGTGTGACCCCACATCTCTCGGTAAGCATCTGAGCAGATCAAATCGCGGAACTTCGCATTATCGCGCTCGGTCAGATCCGACGCGTAGGAGAACGCGACGTAGCGCAGATGCGGCAGTCCCATCGGACCCCACTCAAATGCGGGCCAAAAAACGTTCGTGCACAGACTTTTCATAAAACCAGGTGGAACGTTAAAAAGCCCTCGGTTGAAGGACTTGCGCACACCATTGACGGTGACAAAATGCCCTTGCGTGATGGCCTCAAGGTGAGCGCATAAGCACTCAAGCGGCCATCCCTCCACGAAGGGATCGACGGGCTCTAGGACGTGCCAAAAGTACCGAATGAACGCCAGGAAACCACCCGGCAAGGTCTGTTGCCTAATTCGCTCTTTCCTAAGCTGCTGCTCGCGATGCGTCGCCGCTAGCCTCTCCCTCTTCTCCCGCAGGGCGTCGGCTGATCGATATACGTCCATGGGTTAGGGCTTGGGGCGTCCGCAGGCGACATTTGCCCACTGTTCGAGAGGTGTTCCGCAAATGTCGCAACTGTCTGTGCGATCATCAATACAGCGGTGGCCAAGCGCTCCCAATATGACTTGGCCTTGCGGGTTGGTCATCGCCTTGACCGCTTCAATAGCCTTTAGGAGGGACGGCGATACATCCTTGTAGGGCAGTTTCAGCGTCTCTATTACGCGAGGGCCGATCATGAATTGCGGCTTGGCATGCTCCTCGTTCCAACCACAGCAAGAATGCATGAGCGAACCAGCTTGAGAGCAATTACAGCGCTCCAAATCGTCGTCTTGAGGCTCGCGTCCGGTAGCAAAGATAAAGGTCTCGCGACAGATCGGCATTGCACCCCGATCGCGCGGATGCGGCACTGAGGCTTCGCCTTGGCAATCCGTCGTCGCCTTCCACAGCGCACCATCGGCCTTCCATGTCCTGACTATCTCGTCAAAGTGGCGATCCGCACTTGCTCGCTCACAGATGGGCTCTGCCTGAAACTTGATATGCGTCTGCAGGATCTCGCGGATCTCCGCCTTCGTTGGGCTCTGCGGCTTGGCGTTGATCAGGGCGACGATGGCGTCGGCGAGTTGAGTGATCAGATTGGCTTGAGGCGTCTGGTCGGCCATTCGTTCTCTCCGTTGGGCATCGAGTATACATGATCCCCGATGTGTCCGCACTGCTTCGACAGGTCGTGATCGACCCAGATCTGCTCCCCTGCGGCTCGGAGCTTGTTGCAGAAGTAGATATCCTCGCTCGTGTAGCCTCCCCCTTCCACGTCGTGCTTCCAGGGGATCTCGAAGTGGGGCATGGGGACTGAGCGGAACACGTCCATATCGATTAGTGCCAGACCGAGGCCGATCCGTGACACATCCTGCACCCCCGTCAGGCTGCGAGAGCAGAGCTCGCGGTCCTCCAGATCCTTGGTCACGTAGTGATAGTCTTCCTGCTTCTTGCGGTAGTTCACGCCGACAATCCGCTTGCCGTGGGCGAATAGCCGATGCGCCGCGTCGGCGGGGAACGTCATGTCGTCGTCGAGGAACAGCATGTGTGTATAGCCGTCCGCCTGGCATTGGGCGACTGCGTTCTGCCGGCCGAAGGGAAGGTTTGAGGCCATGGGCTGGAGGAAGAGGCCGATGCGCGGGAATGTTTCAGGGTCGCGTGCGAGCTGTATCCCCAGCAGAGTCAGGCATGCCGTGAACTGCGGGGGATGGTGGCGGTTGGAGCAGATGCAGAGCTTGAGGCTGGGCACTTAGGCGAGTCTCGCATGCTCTTTCGCATCGGCTACGAACTCCGCGAATGCGTCAGACCGTTTGTCTTCTGGTGCCGAGAATAGGATCTGCCCGCTGATCGCGGCCAGGGCTCTGAGCATCCGGCGCGGCGGAACGGAGGCGCGTCCCTTCTCATCGGTCTTGCCCTGGGATCTATAATGCGCGCTAACTGCATCAATGATCACGCGTGTTAGCTTCTCGCTTTCATTGATCCCGAACGGCAGATCCACCACATTGCTCATTGTAGCGTCTCCGTCACGACCTCGGCCTCTTCGATCTCCTCGTCCTCCTTGATCCCCGCCAGCTTGGCGGTTCCATCTGCGAAGGCCATGAACAAGTTGTCCTGCATGTCCTTGGGGGCGTGCCTGATCAATTCGCCCGCGATCTGTGAGAGGACCACGAGCACCCCGACTGCATCCTGCTTCGGCTTCGTCCCGACCAAGCCCTTCTTGCCGTAGCGTATGAAGAACTTCTCGATCGCCTTGTCGAGGAGCTTGTGGAGTACGTCCTGGTGGTAGGGCGTCATATGGTCAGGCCGCGGCTTTGACGGGCTTGCAGCGCTCCGGGATCTCACCCGAGAACAGATAAAATGCTATCTCTCGTACATGCTCCCAATCGCGTGAGTGATAGGGCAATTGGCCCTGCACTTGGGTGAACAGCTTGAGCGCTTCTGACCGAGCGGCGCCACGCAGCTGGCTGAGCACAGTCTCTTGTTCGTGCATGGTGATTACAACCTCATTCGTTATCGGGGGAACGTGGATCCATCTCAACTACCGGGCGCCAGCGCGTTCGTCCAATGTTGGAACGCCATTGCTGGTGGAGCATCTTGATTGTCCTATCCGGTGATGGACCATCGCGGTCTAGCACTGCGATGAACGCAAGATGCATGGTCGGCTCCCATACTTCTTGAACGTCGTTGGAATAGATTGCGCCGCCGCGTCCGATCTTTGCCATGCGTTAGGGTATCGCCGATTTGCCGCCTTAAGGCAACTGTGCTAGGGCTGATTTGCGTGCGGCAGTGGGGAAAGCAGACCCGCCAACGATGTTGGCCTTCTGGGGTGAGACGCGCGTCGGATCGAAGACGCCACCTTGGTCGGCAGCCGGAGTTGCGACCGGCCCTCACGCACATTATACCTAACTACCGCTAACGGTACTAAGCGAGCGGGCTAGTTACTCCGACTTCTTGAAGGTATTGGCAAACAAGTCTTGTACTTCCTGCGGCGTCAGACTGGGAATGCGCTGATGCTTTGCCAGCTCCTCAAATGGGGATGGATGCTGATCCTGCCATGCACGATGATCCCAGTCTTTATCCCATGGACCTTTTGTCCGCTGCTCCAACCCATTGAGGACGATGCCGGGGAGAGAAGCGCGGGGGGCGTCGGCGAGCAAGCCGTTCCCCCTCATCCAGTCGGTTTCCAGGCCTTGCTCGGGATCATCAAGAGCATTCCCTCCGCGTTTCGCCCCAACATGCTTTGCAGCTGCTTGGCGGTTGAGGAAGCGACCATCGGGTGTGGTAAAGCCTTCTACGAACCGGCCAGCCTTCATCATGGCGTCAATGTCTGGGATATCATGCATGCCACGCGCGTACAGATCATTGGACCAAAGGCCCATTGAATCGACATGAGTGGGTCCGCCCGCCCAGATCTTACCGTCCACCATAATCGCAGGCGTCAATCGCGCGGGAGGCGCCGCCTTTGGCAGGCGCTCTATCCCATGCGCTGCTCTTGCTGGTAATCCAGTTGCCAAGCCAGCCAAGGATATACCGCCCAGCGGCGCCAGCGTATCCGGCCCTATCTCTGGCCTTCCTTCAAGCCAGTTGGCGCTTGAGTTCAAGCCGCCTGAGATCATGCCTGGGATGGTGTTGAGTGCGTGCTTACCGAACGAGCCGGCGGCTTCGCCCCAATCTCCCCAGCTTGCTCCCCGGTTTTCAGGATGCTCGGTCTCTGGCAACCTTGGCACATATCCCGCCGCTGAATGCAGTAGGTGGCTTATGGGATTGGACTGCGGCGCCATCGCCCGCAGTTCCTCGTCCGTATAGTCCCCATACTCCCGGCGCAGGAACTCCAACTGCTGCGCGGTGAGGTCGTCGGCCATCGTTTTGCTTACTTCACCGCCTTCCGCCTTTTCAGGCGGCAGTCCGAATCCTTTGCGTTGTTGTTCGCGAACAAACCCAGACAATGCTCTTATCGCAGCAGGCCCAAACAGAGTAGGAGCGTCAAAAGGATGTAATATCAAGCGTGGGTCGGTTAACTGATCGCCAGCCTTTCCAGCAATATCCCCTGCACCCTGCGCCACATCGTTGAGAGTATTGAGCGTGCGGCCAGGCACGCTATTAGGCAGGTTCTGCAACCCTAACAGCAGATTTGTGATGTCGCTGTCGTCGGCCATGACCAATTATCTCGCGTTGATTACCGCCACGCCGCTCATGCGGCGGCACACATAATCCATATCCTACCACAGGTTCAGTGCTTCGTCGCCGTTGACTTGAGCTTCCTTGCCGCTATCTCACGGGCGAACTCGGGGTCTAGTTCGGCTAGCTCTTTGGTTTGTTCCACTATGGACTGGGCTAGCTCATCGTCGGAGAGGCGGTCGAAGTCGCCGGGCGCGCCCACTTCCTTGCGATCGACGAACATACCTTGTTCTTTGCCGATCAGTTCAAGGGCTCGATTCGCGACGTTGCCATTGTACTTGTACTCCCCTGTCGGGTTGCCCTGCGGGTCGAGAACCGCCTCTGCCTGCATGGCCCGCTCGACGTTTTCGACCAGCTTAGCAATCACCCAAGCCTTTGATATGGCTGTTTTCTCGATGGCGACGACGGAAATACCTTCTTTGATCTCCGCAACTCGCCTCGTTATCCCAGCATTACTTAGCAGCCGGGAGGCGCAGGCGTCGGCCGTCGCGTCGTTCTTTGGCTCGTAACCCGCTAGCTTATAGGCTTCACGTGATGAGGTGCCCTTAGCAATCTCGTGGGCGAACTTCTCATGGCGGGTATTCTCAAGAACCGGCATGGCAAATCTACCGCAGCACCATCCACAGCGCGACGGCGCTCAAGACCAGGACGACGATCATGCCGACGATGATGCGGTCCTCGGCGGTCATCAGTGCACGTCCTTACCCGACATTGCCGGCCTTCGCATGTTTGAATGCCGACTTGATGTGACGATGGAAGAACTTGCCGGGCGATTCCGCGCTGAGCAGTCCCTCATAATGCGACGGCAGGCATTCCTGATAGTGATACGTGCCGCCATTGCGGAACTTCACCGTGAGAACTCGGGTACCCGGATCGTACCCGACCGCTTCCAAGTTGGACGACTTGACTGGGGTCAGTGCGGGCGTATCCATCATCGCTTACTCTTCGGGTGGCAGATGTCGCAGTGAGGATCATTGCAGCGCGGCGTCTCGTAGAGCCGAGGAATATTGCAGCCGGGGCAGATCGGAAACCGCATGACGTTCATATTGCTGCAATTGGTTCCAGGCCGTTGATGGTCATCAGGCTCAAGCCCGCACGTCGAACAACGCATCACGCGAACTCCACCATCAACACGCTCTCGGGGCGCGGGTTGGCGACGACGATGCCTACCACGGCGGGGGAAGCGCCCCCGGGGATACGACGGAGGAGCGAGGTGGCCTGCGCCTCGTAGAATCGCATCCTCGCCAGCTTTGCATCTGAGACCGCCCCATAGCTCCCGGTGACCTGTGGGTGTCCATCACTCAGGCAGGCCAGCATTCTGATCATTTCGTCCCGGGTATCAAGGAGGATATCGGCGTGTGTTGGGGTGATCGCCCCTACCATCTCCCATGCTCGATGCGCCCCGTAGATCACGTCGTCCGCTGCATCGAGGATCGAATTGAGGTGGGCGATGCAGGTGCGGTTGACGGGGGGTGGGGTGGAGGGGGTAGAAGGCGGAGTGGGCATGGCGCAGCCGTGTTGTAGGTACGCCAGACCGGCTGCCGTTCAGGGCAGCAATTTATCTGTGGACAGTATAGCATGGGTGCACTGCGTCGTCTTGTATATCGTACCTACTAACCATTACCTGGGGAGTGACTTTGCGCGCTCCGCCGTTGCGACCCCTGGCCCCGCCTCTGTTCCCTTGGATAGCGGTGTGCGAGCGTGAGTGCGACAGCAGATGGGGGAGATAATAGCGCAGCTGGAGCGCGGGGCAAATCAGGATAATGCCCGCGAACTTGGTGAGCATACTTGGAGATTGCAGTCCGAGCCCGCAGGCCGAGAGCTACCCGGCCAACACGCGAGACTGGGGGCTTGGGGTAACGGGGACGCTCCCGCTGCAGTGAGATAATCGGAGGCCGAGCCAAGCGTGACCCGTCTGCCAGCCAAACCTAATTAAGTTCCTGCCGCAGAACAATAAACAGCTTGCATTTCCATTCGATATGTGCATTGCCCTAACTTGCGCTAATCATCCTTAGCGAGCGGGCTAGGGTAACGGAAAATCTGGGACGACTCCTACAACGTGCCAACGTAGTTTGACTAAGGTAGTTGGACGTGCTAGGCATGCCTCAATGCAGAAGCGCAAGCGCATACTGAAGCCAAGAGAAGCACTGAACGCGCCGATTCCCGCAAAGGAACTGCGGGACTGGCGGCTTGCCCGTGACTGGAGCCAAGAGGACGCCGCGAAGTGGCTCGGGGTCAAGCTGCCGACGTATCAATCTTGGGAACAACCCAAGTCCAAACGGAACATGCGGCACCCCATCATGGTCAGGAGCCGCATGCAGATGGCGCGGATCAGAACGAAGGAAGAGGCGTAATGACCCCAGGCTTTGACGAGAATGGAAACCCTGACGTGATGGGCGCGCGCGTCCTGACGGACGCTCAGATTGAGGAAGCCAGCAACCTCAAGCTAGCTTTCAACTCCCTGTACCGGGCGTGCATGGGCAACCACGTAGCGCCCGCAGAAGCGGCTCGGCTATTCGCAATGGCGCGCACTCATCTGGAGATCGCCTGCATGTGCGCAGTGAAGGCGATCTCGCGTGGGACGCCCATCCCGTGACCAACCGCCCTCCCCTCATCGTTGAACGCGGCCCGATAAACCAAGGCTTCGTCTATACCCACCCGAAGGATCTGCTCACCAGCGACGCGCCCAAGTGCGGGAACTGCAAGCATATGGTCAGCGTCGTCGTGATGCCCAAGCATTACTATAGGCATCCGCTTGAAACGATGATGATCTGGCGAAAATCCGTTGCTCCACCTGACTCCAAGCATGTCCTTGGCAAGGGCGCATGCAGGGAGCCAACCTTGGCGGAATCTACGCAGTTGTTCTACGTCACCGACTTGTCTCTGTGCTCATTGTGGGAACCGAAGGCATGACCATGCTGACCAAGGCCGAGATCGACGCCAAGATTGCCGACTATGAAAAGCGGCTGGCGGGTTACGTTCGCAGTCTAGGGGAAGTGAGCCCTGACCTCGTATATCGTCTGTGCCGCGACATCAGGGAGTTGCGCCGGATGGCCATGGAGGCGAAGGAGTGACCGAAACGCTTAGTAACCCAGCACCTATGTGGGCATGGGATGCACCACCCGAGTTCTTTCTGTTGCCGACAGGCGTACAAGAGAATCTTGCATTTGAGGCGCGCTGCATGGCGACCAGCATCGGCGAGTTAATGGCCAGGGGCATCCACCATGTATGGCTGGATCTCTCCGACCGGCATGGGAAGAAGTCGCCGTTTGAGGGATTACCGGGCACCCACAGCAATGTGTATCGGCGACGAGATAAGGCATGACAGACGACAAAGCCAAATCCGACCAAGACCTGCTGCGCGATGCGTTCCAGGCTTTGCTGTGGGGCGATACTGCGGAACGCGATCGGCTCTGCGCGCGCATTGAGGCACGGCAGAGGGCGCGTGAGGCAGAGCACATCAAACTGGCTCAGGCCGCAGCACCCTATTTTCCGAAGCACTGACCATGATCCCCAACCGAAAGGACTATCGCCATGTACTTAGGAGCCGAACTCAAGCGTTTGCACGTGGTACCCCTCAAGCACCCAGTGCCGGAGGGTATGGAGGAGCCGAAGCGGTCATTGCAGCCTACGGAGCAATCGGAGTCCGCCGCACCGAGCTTACCGCAGCCCACATGCGAGCAGCCCAGCAAGGATACCTTATCCCAGCCAATCCTTACCTTACCCAACCAGGCCATTGGGGATTTCTCGTCCCGGCTGGAACCAGCAACGCAACCCTGATATTACCGCCTGGAGGCGGCAGCGTTTTTACGCCCCCGCCGGGGGCAGCCTTCAATGCCATTATGCCCTTCAATATCGCTGGCACCAGCATGTTGCCAACCGCCTCGGCGCTCAATGCGCCGGCACCCAAACCCCTCCCCGTCGAGATCAAGGCCGGGGAACTGATGGCGTGGAGGTGCTGGCGAATCGACAAGGGCGAGATTCTCAGCGTGTTTATGGGCAGCAAATGGGAGGAAGGCGCGACCATTGCGGCCCACCTCAAGCCGAGTGCTAACGGACACGGCGTGCATGCTTGGAAGACTGAGGCACAAGCGCGAGATTATGCCAAGACCATTCCCTATAACCGCGATTGCCCGTGCGATGAAGTCGCCATCGGCACGGTGGAACTCTGGGGGGAAGTGATAGAGCACGAGCAGGGATACCGGGCACAGTTCGGGCAGATCAAGGAGATCGTCGAGCGGGTTCCTGTCAGTCAATGCGCCACCATCTTGCCGCAACTACGCGACGTGTTCACGAAGGACCCATGGTATCGCGAGGGCGCGTTGCTTGCCACGTTATCCCTTCTCGTTGGCCTGATAGTGATGGGGATGTTCAGGTTTCTTGGTGCTCCGCTATTCGGGTATATATTCGCCACGATCTTAGGCGGCATGAGCGCGTTCGTTTGCGTAACGATGCTCTACGCCTATAAGCGAGGGATCTGACCAGATGCCTAGCGCTATCGATATTCCACCCGTAGTGGCTAAGATCATGGCCGCGTTTGCTGAGCACCCCGAGGCACTCACATCGCAAATCGCCCAGCAACTGCTAGAAGGAGCACTCATCGCGATTCTTGATGACTGGCTTGATGAGTTGTCTAACTTCTATTCAACCCTACACAGCGGCATATAACCAAAAGGACCACACGATTATGAGCAGTACTTGGAAGCCGTCAGAGGGCATGCGCAGAGCGCAGCCCATCGTTGCGCAGCTCGCCGAGGACGGCGCGGCGAACGACAACCCATTATCACCCCTCCTACAGCACCGCATGGTCAGTGTGATCGGCTCAGCGATCGACCAGGCGCTGGGGGATGGGCTGGCGAAGCCGGCCGCGGCAGCGAATGGCCATGGCGAGTTCGCCTACATGAGTGACGGCATTCGCTCCCTCACCGATGCCGAATACAAGGCAATGATGCCCCTGCGGACCACCACGGACGCCGCAGACGACGCTGCACGTCTAGCCACGGATAACCTAGCAGCGTTTCAACCGCTGCCCTACGCCGATCCTTACCCCAGCATCGTTCAAGACCGCGAAGAAGACGCCAAGTTCGTCACAGGCGATATACCAGCCCCCAAGAAGCGTGGCCGTCCCCCAGGCCCAGCCAAGGCCAAGAAGGCCAAAACCAAAGGCAAGCGTGGAAGGCCAAGGAAAGACCCAACTGCGGCTGTGGAGGCTCCTGTGGCGCAGGAAACGGCCCCGGAAGCACCTCCTGCAGCTGAGCCGCCGTTTTCTACCGAGGAGGCGGTGTTTTGAACTGGCTGGCACGCCTGTTTGGGTTCAGCCCCCCCGAAGATGAATACGGGCGCCTAACCTGGCTACGGGAGCCATCCCAACGGCTCCCCGAGGTCTCCGATCAGCAGATCGAGGCCTCCTACTCGCAAATGCGAGAGGCCATGGCCAACGAAACGCCGGATGAGAAGGCCGCCTTCTATACGGAGGTCAGTCGCCTGCTCAAAGAGCAGAAGGAGCGGCCTAATTGAGCGAGAGCATGGTGAAGCTGGTCGCCGCGGCTCTTGAGGATGCGTCAGATGAGTTTCTGACGCCGCACATTCGTGACGTAATGGCGCGCGCCGCAATCGCAGTCCTGCGCAACCCTACCGCAGCGATGCTAGATGCAGGGCCGCCAGAACCCTACATGGACAAAGACGTGTGGGCGAAGATGATTGACGCGGCACTGCAGCAGGAGTAGCGCGCCCAATGGACGGGATTTCCTGGCATCCATCCCCTTGGGGGCTGCTGCATGCGAGGTATGATCTCAACCATCCCGACAAGGCCAAGGTGTGGTTTCCGAGGTGGCGGTTTAAGAGAGTGACCGATGAAGTGCTCCAGTGGGCGGTTGCAGAGATCAAGGAACGCGTGAGGCACAGAATGTTGGAGCAAGTGCTAAGGCAAGAGGAACTGGACCGGCTCGTAGCTCTCGATGCCTCTATCGTTCGCGCGCAGAAAGAGTACGACGCAGCGCTTGTGTATGAGATTGAGAATGCGCACCGTGAGGCTATCAATGCTGGACGCATTGCAAAGCTGATCGCTGATCTCAAGGCTCTCGGCGATTATCGGACATTCCACGGTGAAATCCGCGGATGGCGTGTGAAAGTAGTGGAGGACGCGGCCCTGCAGGAGGACAAGTGACATGGGAACACGTGCAGACTTCTACGTTGGCAAGGGCAAGAATGCCGAGTGGCTCGGCAGTGTTGCCTACGATGGTTATCGTAGCGGCATGACCGCGGGCATCCTGAAAGCACCAAATGAAGACGCCTTTCGCAAGGCAGTGGCGATCTTCCTCAAAGATCGCGACGACGCGACACTCCCCGAGCAAGGCTGGCCATGGCCATGGGATGACAGCGGCACCACGGATTGTTCGTATTGGTTCTTTGATGGGCACACGTGGGATGTGTCTGGGTACCCGAAAGGGTATTATGCTCCCTGCGACAAGCCTGAACCCGAGCGCTACACGGACAAGGACAAGAAGGGCGACGTTGAATATCCCGACATGTCAGCGCGCAAGAACGTGACGCTCGGGCCGCGCTCCGGCGTAATGATTATCACGGGTCGTTGATTCACTAACTACCGCTTACCGCCCTTAGCGAGCGGGTTAGGAATAGCTTTCAACTATTATCTGGTCCCGATTGGACGGGTTGAACGTCCGTCGCTCGGTCCACAACCGAGTGCTCTACCGTTGAGCTAAACCGGGACAGATGGTCCTGTAGTTTCTTCTCATCGAACTGCGCCAATTGCCGCCGCGCCCTTGCAAGCAGAGTAGGATCGCCTTTTGTCATGACCCCCAGCAGCAATTCCTTTTCTTTGCGGTAGACCTCGGCAAAGTTTGGGTCATACTGGTCGATAGTGGAAGTATTATCGATCAGATCAGCTAGCTTGATGGTTTGGGCCTCAGGCGGTGCAGATGCCGAATGCTCCCGGTCGATGCCCTTGCGCTTCTCCCTATTGCCATCCGATGGCCTTGACTTGTCGGTGAGCCAAAAGACTAAGTCTGCCACCTCATGGCCGAACTCCGCCCCGATGTGATCGAGTTCGACGCCGGTATCCTCGACCACGTCATGCAGCCATGCTGCGGCTATCATCGCGGGCGTGTGCGGGACCGACCGCACGATGGTGACCACCGCCGCCGGATGTACGATGTAAGGATCTCCGGTGTATTTGCGCTTCTGTTTTACCGCAGCATGAGCGGCGAGTGCGAACATACGGGCACGTCGCTCCAAGTCGGCGTCCTGCTTGACCTCCTCGCTGTAAGTACGCCGCACAAAGGCGTCGATCCAGGCATAATCTGGCTCTTCCTGCAGGGGAGAGATAATCGCGGCTGCTTCGACGCAATCCAACAGACTTTCGATCTCGGCCGAAACTTCCTGATAGGCAAGACGGCCGAGTTTCACCTCCATCACATGTCTGGCATTGGGCAGCGGAAACGTGACGTGACCAGTCCGCAGAAGCTCCAATGCCTGGGTGCCAACTCTCACGGCATGTGACAGGGCCTTCCAGTCGACCCCTTGTTGGGTTTCCGCCTGAATGGAACGCTTGCCATACTCGGCAACGTGTCCTGCGACTACGTCGCGGGCATGCTTGATCGTAGCCGTGAACTGCAGCTTGCGCCCGCAGACGTTCCAGTAATCAATCACCTGTCCGCCGACCTGGGTTATCTGGTCGATGCTCATGTGCTCGTTCTTGCCGACCACAACATTGATACGGTCAGCGATCTCACGCAGCTTGGCTGTGGTGCCGAAGTCCTCGATGGCATGCTCCAAGATGGCAAGAGCATCCCGTGACGCCGCGACGCGCAAGCCTTTGATGCCGTACTTGTTGGCCTGCTGGCGGCAGTAGCCGACGAACGCAGCAGATTTGCAGGTCAGCAGGCGCTTGCGGTTGTGCATGATCTCGCGCCATTCGAGCGATAATGGGCCGACCATGGACCACTCGGGCGCGAACAGGATATCCAACGCCACAGTCTGCCCCTCGGCCGCAAGCCCGAGGAACCGCTGCAGGCTGTAGCTCTCCTCGTCGATCTCGCCGGCATAGTTCCTCTCGCCTTCGTTCTTGGCGCGTTGATTGGTAATGGAGCCTTTGACCCGCTGCAGCAGAATCGCCTCGGCGTCGGGCACATAGACGCTCTTCAGGTCCACGTCCGACTGCGGGGTTGACGTGCCATAAAGGTGAGAACCAAACCGAATGGTTACGAGCTTCCGCATTATTCCTCTTGACTGGATTGATTTTTTAACACCTAGGCCATTATCGACCGATAATAGCAGTGAACACCCACTTGACATGCGCCATTATAGGAATGACGTGCTACGCCAGATGAATATCCGCCCTAACCCGCTCGCTAAGACTCTTTAGCGGGCGTTAGGTACGCCGCCACCAATACCCGCGATCAACCTTCTTCTCGGCCTTGGAGCGCATCAGCAACGTGCTGGGCTCGGCGCCGATCGCGCAGATGCGCGGGGCTTTGCGATTAACTCCCGCTTCCTTCAGGAGAACACACACGCGGTTTTCGGTGATCAGCAGGCGTTCGGCGATCGTTGCGGTGTCCAAACCTTCGTTCCACAGCTTGAGCAACTGAGCGTTTCGTTGTGCCTTTTGGCGTGCGTTGATTTCTTTGCGGTCTAGCTTGGCAGATCGGTTCGAGCCAAATGCCAGTTCTGGGCCGCGCTTCCTCTTTCCCTTGGGTTCCTTGGGCGGGGCTGCGGGCTTCGGCGGCCGAACCGCATTGAACTTGTGCACGAGGGCATAGACCCTGGTCGTGCTCATGGCGGTAAGGTGCGCAATGACTGCCACGGATAGCCGCGTGGTCGACCACAGCTCAACGGCGCGCTTGTCGAACCTGCCGTGCATTAGAAACCCACCCCCTTCAGCCCCGAGTTTTTGTGCTTGTCGACTTCACGGATGTAGATCGACAGCATCCCGTCCGACTTGTGCCGCGTCTGTGCTTTTATGCGGTGGGTAGGGACATCCTCCTGGGCGGCGCTAGTTGCGTAGCCGGCACGCATGGAATGTCCCGAGAACTGTGCTACCAACTGCGCCACTTCCTCCGGCCCGAGCTTCTTTCGTCCCTTCTGCTTGTTGCGGTGGTGGGCCAATTGTTTGATTCTGGCTTTGACGATGCGAGCGACGACAATGGTATCCATGCGCGTCGGCCTGATCGAGCCCTCGTGTGGTTGGAGGGAGGGGTCGGATCCGGTTTCCTTGCAGTACGCGAGATAGGCGTCCAGCGCACCCTGGACACCCGCGGGGAAGAAACCGAGATCCTTGCGGCGTTTCTTATGCTTGTCCCATGCCTGCACGCGCCACTTGCCCTGCTTTC